TTACTGAAATATTCTCTTGGGGATTCAGAGGTTTAAATTATCATTGGCCAGGTTTCAGACAGTACACCTATCCAGAAATTGTTGGTGGAACATATAATGTTGAAGATGGTGAAGAACTCGAAGATGCTAAAAGATTGTCATATGGGAAAAAGCGTCTAAATAACTAAAAATAGTCTTCTATGTCCAGAGAAGAAAAGATTGCTGCTAATAGAGCAAGAGCAAGGAGGAATAGATCCGAAAGTGGAACTACAACACCCGCTTCGGATAATGCTGCCACCGAATCACCTAAAAATCCTAAAAGTGATGCAAAAAGCAATGATAAGTTACTAAGATATCCTTTTAGTAAGTTAAACGAATCTGATGATTATATGAGGATAGAGATATTTGATTTCGAACCTCTTGGACTTGGACAAGCAGGAGGAGGACCAGGAGGAGATACCTCAAAAAATTTGAGACTAAGAACAACTGACGAAGTTTTTGAAGGGGGGAATAAAGTGCCCCTCAAAACTATTATATTACCTATACCAGAAAATATTGCAGATAGTAATGCAGCAAGTTGGGAAGCAGGTGGGTTAAATGCTGGGGCAGCTGCACTTGGAAATGTAACGGCGAGTATTGTTGGTGGAGAGGGCGCAAAATCAGGAGATATTGGAAAATCTCTCCAGGAAGGTGGTGGAGCAATAATGAGTATAATAAACTCTGTTAGAAATAGTAGTAACGCAACTCTACAAAGAGCAGTAACTGGGTACACAGCGGGTCTAGTTGCAAATGCAGTATTGGGAAGTAATGTTAATGCATTTGTTGGAAGATCCACTGGATTAGCACTTAATCCAAATCAACAGCTACTATTCAATTCTACTGTTGGTAGATCATTTAGTTTTGGTTGGGACATAGTTCCAAGGAATAAAGATGAATCAAATATGGTAAAAGATATTATTAGAACATTGAAAATAAATATGGCTCCTACAAGAGATACTGCTGAATCAGTTAATGGAGTATTCTTAAAGTCTCCAGCAGTCTTTAGAATTACATATATGAGTGGATCGAAAGCTCATCCATTCTTAAATAGATTTAAAACAATGGCATTAACAGCAATGTCAGTTAATTATACAGCATCAAATACTTATGCAACATATGATGATGCAACACCAGTTCATATGCAACTAGCATTAGGATTTGCAGAACTCACTGCTGTCTACAGTGGAGACTACAAGATCGGACAAGGAAAAGAAGGAGTAGGTTACTAATGAGTTACTTTAGAGAAATACCTGATATTGAATATCCATCATTTCTTAATGATAAAAACTCTTCCCTAGACTATGTTAGGGTAAAGAATTTATTTCGCAGAGTAAAATTAAGAGATGATTTACAAAATGTATTCACTTTATTCAATAACTACATTGTAAGAGATGGTGCCCGTCCAGATAGTGTTGCTGAAGAAATCTACGGAAATCCAAACTATGATTGGGTTGTAGTCATGAGTGCTGGGATTATTAATCTCAGAAATGAATGGCCACTTTCAAATTATGAATTGTACAATTATGTTTCCAACAAATATGGAACTGAACTCAATGCAGTCAAGCACTATATTACTAAAGAAGTAAGAGATAGTAACGATAGGTTGATTCTTCCTGCTGGCAAAATTGTCGATGGTAACTTTACCATCCCAGATCCAGCGAATACCAGACTAAACTTAGCACAAAGTAAAGTCGTAACTCCAGTAACTAACTTTAGTTATGAGACAGAACTTAATGAAGAAAAACGTCGTCTCAGAATCCTAAAACCAAGTTACGTCGAAACATTTGTAGATGACTTCAAATCTATCATGAAGTATACGAAGTCTTCAGAATATATTAGCAGAACTTTAGTAAGAACTAGTAATCCAAACATCAAGTCGCCATAAAAAAAGGGGAGTTAACCTCCCCTCAAAAGATTGATGTATGCTGCTATAACAAGTAACGTCAAGCAGATTTGGTTGTACTTCACTCTTCAGCAAGTTTGGCGAAGTAAGACATTGCATCATCATCTTCATCAGAAGAACTAGAAGCAACGATATCCTCTGCGTTGAAGTCGCCAGGAGTAGAAGTTACTGCGGGTGCAGTGCCACGATTAGAAGCGCGGAACTCTTCTTCTGCTTCAACAGTTTCCTGATCTTGGAAGCGAGGAGTGCCCTTGTTACCAAGCACATAGTCCATGCGCTTCTTCAGGTCTTCATAACTCTTGAACTGATCAGGAGCAACAAAGTCTTCTAGAGAATATTCTTTCTTCCAGATTGCTTCCATTGCATCATCATCGTCCAGCAGTGCAGAGGTGCGAGCGAACTCAGAAGAGTCGTAGTTACGATAACCAGCAACGTTCTTTGCCTTCAGTTTGAAGTTGGCACCTTGCCAGAAGTCGAACGGATCGATTGCTTCCTCGTCCTCAAACTCAGGTTGCATGGCAGCAGTCAGTTTGTCAAAGATCTTCTTGCCGAACTTGTACAGGAAGACTTTACCTTCATTATCAGGATTTGCAGGATCCTTGACAACATAGATGTTTGCAATGTAAGTCAGTTTACGCTTCTGCTTACGTGCCATTTCTTTGCCAGCATCCGTGCCGTTATTCCACAGCATGGAGTTGTACTCAGACACAGGATCTTTCTGTCCCAGAGTTGTCAGAGAGTTCTCAATATACCAACCACCAGGACCCTGGAAGGCATGGGAATATAGTTTAACGAACGGCAGGTCTTCGCCGTTAGGTGCAGGAAGGAAACGGATAACGGCATAACCATTGCCGCCTTTATCACACTCCAGTTTCCAGAGACGATCATCGCCAGAAGATGAACCATTATTATTCATCTTTTCAACTTCCTTGACCAGTTTTTGGGTCAGGGAACCAAGCTTAGATTGCTTCTTAAGATCTGCGAAAGACATTTGGATTACCTCGGATAAATTTGGATTCGGGGGATTTACTTAGATAGTATAACAAAGATCTTCTCAAGCGTCAACGTATGCTTTGAGAGATTCGATGGTTGCACTCATACTACTGAATAAATTTTGCATGTCAGTTTCTGGTGGGAATCCCATCATAGCAACCGACTTGCGTAGATTCTCTTTCATCTCAACCGCTTCTGGATCGTCTGAAAGAGATAATCTAGTATACATCACTCTTTGCTTTTCCAGCAAAGTCTGCAACATTTCGATGTGTTCTAACTTGTCCTTTCTGGACATACCACCAAAGGAAAGAAGACTTCCGTAGATTTCTTCCTGTAGTTTATTAATTTTTTTCAGTTCTTCTTGAATTATATCTGATTTAAAAAAGTCACTCATCTACCATGTCCCGCAATATTTTTTTGTAGTTAAACACATCAATATTTATGAAAGGTCCATATTTTTTTAATTTTAAACTGACGGTTTCCCACACTGGATCTTTCAGTTTTTTATCGAAATTTTTTGAAAAATGGAAAATTTTGTCGTAGATCACTAAGTTTTCCAGCGATAATCTGCCGCTTAGATACTCTTTGAGAATTTTCGGATGACCCTGAGAGCAATCGAATAGACTCTCCAATCCGTTCTGAGAGAGCAATTCGTTGCTTTGTTCTTTGAACAAGTAGGTGGAACTCTGTTTCTTTTTCATCCATTCGGCGTAAGTCCTTTCGCCAGAATTGATAATTTCGCCAATCCATAGATTTTGTGGGTTGTCAGCAGCAGAAAAATTAGATACTAGAAAGTCTACGACTTCTCCATCAGAATACTTTCGAGAAGTCTTTTCAAACCAATACTTATCCTTACGCTTATTAAAAGAAGTTAGACTTGCTCTAGTCTTAGCTCCATATTTAAAAAAGTCGTACTTTGGATTTGTAAAATGATTTTTTAATGACAAATAATGCTGATACGTTTCAAAGGGAGTCACTTTCATCTTCAACCAAATCAAGACCTTCAATACAATCTACGCTGACTTTATGCTTGCCAGCAATCAAATACCAATGACGTTCTACACCCAGAATGTCTGGATAGAACCCAAGGTATTCTAATTCATTAGATTTATTCTCACGCAACCATGCTTGTAGGCGATGGTGCATTAATTCATCACGAGAAATCATAGGGGGAGTTTTGCCCTTGAAGTCTTCTTCATGAAGTTAAGACGAATAGCGTCCCACTTCAGGCGTTCCTTCAGGGGTTTTGAAATGAGTTTCGTTACAGAGTCTACCTCAATATTATTGATTTCGCAATAGTAACAGATAGCATCAATATAGTTCATTGACTCTTCTGCTACAATTTTTTCAATTTCAAGAGCAAACTTTGATGGTGTGAGAAATTTCTTCTCAATAGCTTGTTCTAGTTCTTTATTTGGTTCCATAGAGCTCCAGTTTATCTCCAACAAACTTTCTAATATATTTGCTGAGAAGTTTGATGTACTTTGATTTGTCTCTTTCTTCATAGACGACGCATTCTCCATTTTCACATGCCATGATGATTACAAGTTTTTTGACTGAGATACCAGTCAGTTCGTACAGCATACAACCATATGCCATGCACTGTACAAAATAATGCTCAATCCACTCTCGTGGTTTGGGTTTCTTTGATGTTTTGAAATCGATTATTGCTAACTCACCGTTATATTCGGCAATACAATCAACAGTTCCAGCAATACCAAGTTCCTTACTATATAGGGAACCTTCCAAAGCGT